ATCCACCTCCTGTCTATGGTAGCCCGTCCCAAAATCGGCAATCCCCCAATTGTGCCTACAAACTCAAAATATAGCGGCCCGATTACGTCTCCGGGTATCACATAATCATATTGATATTTGCCCACATCGCTTGGCAACACAGGTATGTCCTCGCCTACTTGTTTTTTGTAGCCGTCGTAAATTCTCAAAACAACATTCCCAGGTGACACAAGCTCCCCGTCAAAATCCCTAAATTCTGCTTTTAGTCTGACTGTATTCCCGATGAGGGACATCTGCTCCACCCCCAGTTTTACTTCTCGTTCTTGAATGTCTAAGCCAACTGCACGCTCTTGAATAGACAGGGTTACTTTTAGCCTTATACGTTCTATCCTGCGAAGGGTATCGGCAGCATATTCGTATTGCTTCACTATGCGCCTGAGCAGGTCGGCGTTATGGGCATCTGTTTTGACTATCATCCTTTTGGCATCGGCAGTATATCCGTATTCTTTCAAGACTTTGCGGAACGTATCGGCATTATATCCGTATTCTTTCAAGACTTTGCGGAACGTATCGACATTATAATCATATCCCTTAACAATTTGCCGCAAGCTATCAGCAGCATAATCATACTCTTTTGTTATGGTTCTGATACTGTCGCCCAAATAGTCTTGCCTACATAAAGAGACCCTCATAGTATCAGCAGAATATGAATCTTCTCTTAATACAGTCCTGAGTGAATCTGCCCCATATTCCTGTTCTACGACTATCCGTCTAAAAGTATCTGCATTATATTCACAGTATTCGGTGTATAATTTAGTCTTGAATGTTAGTGTTTCGCCATAATAACTTTCCCCGCCATAATCTGTGACTGCTCTATATTCGTATTCGGTATTATCATCAAGATTCTCAACTATAGCATCAAATGTTAGAGATTCATCTACAGTTACAGTTTGCTTCGCTGTTTCCAGCCATGTACTTGCACCTTTTTTGCGGTATTGGAAGTATGCTGAATACAATTCCTCTCCCTCTAGTGTGAATATCTTTCCCTCATCTATTTCATAGTGCATCGGGGCAGGGATTACTTCGATGATGGTTTTGGATATTTGAAATTCATTTTTTAGCCAGTTATATAAATCTAAATATGCCTGCTCTGCTTGTTGCCATTCTTCGTTTGCTATCCAAGCCACTATTTTATCAACTACATCTTTTATCATGCTATAATAGTAATTTTGTTGCCCTGTTCGCTCTATACCTTGAATAATCAATGGAGATATACGACAATATTCGTCTAGCACGTCTTGGTATTTATGTCCGCTGTGGCTTCTTAATGCCCGCATGGAGTTAAGCTCTATACCATCATCATCTTTACCGAAATAACCCACCATAGCGGTTGTGAGATAGCACGATAACGGCTCAAGTACAAAGTCAAATTCAGCTATTTTCGCACCATTAGCATCATCCAATCTTAATACCATAGTATCTCGTAATTCTGTTTCCAATAACCCAACGCCTGTAATAGACAGCGTATCCCCTTTTTTTACGCTAATCGTTCTATTTAACCAATTAGGAGTCACACCCGAACCCGCCCAGCCTCTGATTGTTTCCCCATTTACAATCCAATCGAAGTCAACATTCCTAGTTTCGTTTACATCCATATAGAGAACACAATCTTTTGGTACGGTTACTGTATTTGTATTGAATATAGCTCCAGTGTCGTCGTATTGAACCACAAAATCCAACCAAAACGGGGGTTCTCCTCCACCAACCTCAATTTCTCCCCATAACCGGGCAGATGATGTTGTTATATCCGTAACAGGCAGGGTAGTGACTGTGATTGGCATGGGTTATCCCCTCCCTTAATCTCCTTACGCTTCACCGATTGTAGCCGTAACTTGAATAGCCACACTTTCATCATTCGCTGGTTCTTCCGTATGCGCCACTCTCGCTCTAGCCCAGAAGATTGTATTTGTTGCACCGATTTTTGTTAAGATATCTAACGGCTCGCCCCAATCTTCAGCCGTCCCTGGCTGTCCATTATTGTCAGGAGCAAGTTGCCACATCGTTACTTTTTCTGAATCTACAATACTGATTCGCGCATGGCGTGAAGAATCTTCAACGGTTTCGTAACCAGCATCGCAACGTACAGCAAGTTTTATCCAGCTACCCTCCTGGTAGCCTGCGGCAGGGACTTTGATTGTCCCGGATTCAATCGGATCCAGTCCGGTGCCACTTGAAACAAGTGTGCCGTCTGTGCCTCCTGCGGTTGGGTTATTTTTATAAATCTTGATTTTGCTTCCGGCCATTTATAACCACTCCTTTTCAATGACGTTGATTAGTTTGATTATCTGATTATGTCTCATGTGCTCACCGCCTCGGTGTACTCAGTAGATAGCGTCAAGTGCTGTTTAAGCATGTCGTATGATTTAGCGAATCTATCAGCCTCGGGGTTATCCCAGCCGAAATGGGCTTTGCAGTAGACAACCACTGCTCGTTTAATTAACGGGTCAGTGTCTATTATCTTGGAGGGATGCACTCCCGAAAGCAGCAAATCTGCCTTGGCAGCATCAATAAGGTCTTGTATCTCGGTGTCGAGAGTGTTACCATTCACTCTAAGGGCATCTTTCACATCATTCAATAAAGCCATTTAACCACCGCCTTGTAGCAGTTCGATTAATTCCTCTTTTTTCGCCTTTGCATTATACTCAATCCCCTTTTCGTCTAATAATTGCATAATTTCCTTCTTTGTAAGAGAATTAAGAGAGGGCTCTTCAACCCTCTCTATCAATCCTCTCTCTAATAAGTTTTTGATTCTCTTTTGTTCATTTGAAAAGAATTCATCGCCGGCTTTATACACCTTTTGTAAATTGTATTTGTCGCGAAACTCTCGAATTACTCTAAACATATTATCCCGCCACTTCTTCTTTTATCAATGCAAAGGCCTTAGTATCTACCACAGCACCATCTACTATAGTATAAGCAGCATAGTCTACTGTTCTTGCTTTGACATGCTCTTCTGTGGCTATGCTCATGGGCTCATTAGTATTCATGATGTAACCCTCGTAGGCATTTCCAATTATTATGCTCCCGGCGCTTACGCCTGCATCAGGTTTTACCACCATACCGAACATACGCCCTACACCACCCGAGGTTACATCCGGAATAAATAATGGCCTGCCTTCATTATCCTTCAATGTGGCCAGTTTAGTCCAGATAGTTGCATTATTTGCGTAAATAGAGGCTCCATTTAAATAAGAAGAATGTATTTTTGCGATTGCTTCAGTTATTTTGTCGTAGGTCAATTTATCTGTATCATCATACGTTACGACTTGAGGTGTTCCTGCTTCAGCTAACAATGCAGTTTCAATTCCTTCTGGTTCCCTCGGATTTGAGCTTGGCCCTGCTCCTTGTGCAATTGCAGTTCCTAAAGCAGCCCCAATCCTTTCTGCTAATTCGTTTTGTATGAATGGGATAAATTCTTCCATGGCCATGCTTCTCAGTTTCCAGGTAATAGTAATTGCCTTTGCTAACTCGCAACCGCTTAAAGTTATTTCAGCAAATTTATTTTCTTCATCTTCCGTTGTAGTTTCTTCATCATAGAACTTGGCATCTCCGGCAGCAATTCCGGTATGTTTCTTTAATGTTAAAGTCCCTCTTACATTAAATTTTCTTACATCGCCAAGGAGTGGATACATTTCTGCAGCTCTTTTCCAAATACCAGCCACTACTGTTTCGGGAATCAATATAGAAGTATTAGAAGTGTCATGTGTATAAGCGTTATTGAATTCTGCATTTACCCTATCGAATATTTCCTGCTCTTTGGCGTCTAACTTCTTCCCTTGGATATATTTAGCCCATGCATTTTCATAGATTTTTGCATCATCATCTTTAATAACTTTTGTAATATCATCCACCACTTTTGCCCCCTTTATATCTATTGATTTCCCTTCTATATCTGTAATTTTTGCTTTGTCCTTCAATGCATTCATATTTGCATTTGCTTTTGTAATTTCTTCCCATTTGTTGTCCAGGTCTTCAACTTCTTTCATTTTTGCATTAGCTTCTTCAATTTTGCCCTCATTAATTAAGTTTTCAATTTCTGCCATCAAA